AAGTATGTTCTTCCATGACCTTGGCCGCCCGTATTTGCATAAGGATTGGTGCCTACTATGCCGTTAGCTTGAACTTGTGTACTACCTGCAACAAAGCCTGCATTTGTAACGTTGCCTGTAGAAGAACTTCTCTTTTTACCATCACCTACACCCAAGACTCTTACGTAAGTAACTGCTTGTGCATTCTTAAGCCATTGGTTTACAGCGATAGGGCCGAACTTAGTTCCGTCAGAAGCCCCATATGCTAATTTAAATTCTCCGTAATTTGCAAATGTAAGTGGTACAAAAGCAGGACCTTCGAGAGACGTTCCTATGATACCAGCCGGTACACCTGTGGGTCCAGTAGGAGTAGGTCCAGAAAGATCTATTTCTCTTGTGCTTACGCCTGCTGATTTAAAAGTTAGTTCTGCCATTTAGTTTCTCCGTATATCATACTATAATTATTCAAAACTTACGCCTGAATTGGTAATAATAAAATCTATTGCAATAAATTCTGCAGCTCTTGTCGGAACAAGAACGATTCTACCATTTAATCTATTTTGCTCAGCATCTTCGTCAGTGTTGTTAGAAGAGTTCATTACTACTCTGAAGCTATCAATTCCTTGATTTGATTGAATACTTGCAAGTTTTGGTTTTGTAAGACTTATAAATCTTGCTCTTGTGGCAGGAGAATTCTGTTCAAAAATCAAACCATTAGCAATATCAGATACTATTCGCTTGACCTCCAAGAGCATTCTTCTAACATTAACTCTGTCTAGAGATGATTTTGCTTGTTGCAGAGTCTTCTGTCCAAATATCACAAAGCCACCGTCAGGAAAAGATGCAATAGGATTGATTCTTGACTCATACAATACATTTCTATCTTCTGCATTTAGTCTAACTTCTGTATTTAAAACAGAGCCTAAAGAACCTCTGTTAAAGCCTGCTGGAGCAAACCACGGGTATGCAACTCTGTCGTTAAAGCCTAATGCACCAATTGCTGCAACTGATGCCGGAACATTAACTGCATCGCCGTTAATTTCATCATTGATAATAACGTCAGGAAAGTAAGTAGCTGAATAGTTGTTATCTAGTGCCCTTGCTTCAAATTGTTCTGTCGTTTTTCTTACATTCGGTCTTGTTGTAGCATCGTCATAGAGCCTATTTAGATCATCATCGTATGGAGGAATATCCATTAGATAAATTGCCTTACTGTACTCTTTTGTTTTTTCCATTGCACGGTCAACTACGAAAGCACTTCTTATTCCTGGGATTGCGATGATGTTTACTCTAGAAGCAAAAGGATCTGTCATGATTGTAATAGCAGTTCTGTAAGAACTGACAGCATTGTTTTCTTTTCCAGCTCCGGGTGAAGAAGCAGCTGAAAGATTTGTGTAACCAGTAGCGCTACCGTCTGCCTTGCCACCAGAATCTGCATCTGATGCCTTGTCATTCATGAGTCTTTGATCTCTATCTAAAATATTTAGACCATCAAAACCTCCGTACAACATGTTAGTAAACTTCATGTATTCTGAAAACTTATTAAATGCTGTCGCAGATTTTGCTGCTGCTAAGCTTGCGAATGTCAACCGATCTCTTGATGAGTCTGTAATTGTGTATCTCGGCTTGGCAAGAACACCGTTTCTTATGTACGCGGCCTCGACCATGTGATCAGGAACTGAGCCTGTTAGCTGTGTTGATAAAGATACAGCATCATCAAGTGTCTGAGTTGCTGTTGAAGGCGCGTTATAAAGCGCAACTCTTGACAAAGTAAATTTATTATCGTTTATTAAATCTGCACTAGATCCAGTTACTACAACATCTGCTTTTTGTATGCCTAGAAGCTTAGAATATGAATCTAACAGTTTGTTTCTTGTTCCTGACCCGTTTGATTGTAACAATGGGTTTGTAATAACACTTACAAGTGGGACTCTTTCAAATTTAATCCCAAAAAACATACGATTGTCAGCTAGTTCGAGTGCACCCGGCTGTCCTGCAAAACTAGGTGATGCAGCAACTGCGCCTCTTGATGCTTTAAACCTCATAGGTACAGGAGGAACGATAGAACCAGTTAGAATTGTACTTCCAACACATGATAATCTTGCGCTGGTAGCATTGTTCATTGCGCCACCCTCAAGAAAAGAACTGTTTTCTGTTAGTGACACAGTTGTTTTAATAGCAGGCAAACCTCTAAATCCAAAAGGAAGTGCAGCAGCAGGGACTTCTCCGTCTTCCACAGCTGAATTCATAACAATTCTGACATGCCCTGACCGGTTGGGACGTTTGCCTGTTATATTTAATCTTCTTTCAGACTCAGTTTCTGCATCAAAATTAAACTTAGCACTTAAGTCGCCTATCTTTGTAGCAACATAGTCATCATCGCCTGGATTCAGTGTACATAGCGGGTATTGTTCTAATATCCGAATGTCTGTGTCAGTATCGTAATAGTCTCTAACCAAAACTGTGAAAGTACCGTAAAGATTTTTCGGATTTGTTGACCTTCTTAAATTTGAAATAGATATCTTAACCTTTCTATTTCCTGATTCGCCATCATTAAGTGACTCAAAGTGAAAAAGATCGTACTCTGTGTCTCCAAAAGGTTGCGAAATAAATGATGTAGATTTAGAAGTCTGGTATCTTGTATTAAATTTTCCAAATAACTCAGTAAAAGTTGTTCCAGATAATCCACCCGAGCCTGCAATATTTTCAGATCCTGACAATATACCTACTGCCCCTGCAGTTGTTTTGACTCTAGCGATTTCAGACTCTACAGGCATGTCTGCATACAAAAGATGCTGTTCTGTCCCAAATCTTTCTGGGCTGGTATTTAGTACCTTACCTATATAATGCTGACTTGAAGGATCAAGTGACGCTGTATAAATTCTAATACCTGTTTTGGACTCATCATTGCCAAAAGTAGAACCCATTGCAGAAGAAAGTACAAGCTTAAATATTCCTTGCTCAGTTGTGCCATCATATGATCTAATTGTTGCAATATCATTTAAAATATTAGCATTAGTGTATGATTGATTTTCATCTAGTACAAGCAGCTTAGAACCAGAAGCTGTCAAGATGACTGCTCTTATTAAATTAATTCCACCTGTGGAGTCTGTAGAACTATTGTCTGTAAATATCGGGTACCCTGCGACTTCGTCAGTTCTTGTTTCGTGCGTGGCACCTAAAAACTGAACTACACCGTTGTATCTAGCATCGTCTACATGACTTCTTGAACCTGAAAGTAAAAAGCCTGCATTCTTAACTGTACCTGCTGTCTGTGTAACTGAAATGTCTGAAGTGCTTGAGTTTGCTCCTGCTCCTAAAACTCTTATATACGTTAACGATGTTCTATTTTTAAGCCATTCATTTGCTGCGTAAGGACCAAATTTATCTGGATCTAACGTTCCAAATTTTGATTCAAAATCAGAGAATGACCCAACAGTAACTGGAACAAATGCTGGGCCTTTTTGCGAAGTTCCAATTACGCCTGCCGGGGTTCCTACAATTTCTGTAGTTCGCTGAGAAAGATCTATCTCTCTCTCAAAGAATCCCGGAGATCTGAAAGTTTGTTCTGCCATCAATTTCTCCTAATTTTTCTATTATAACTATGATTCGAATTCTTAAACATCTCTTTAATTATCAATCAATTGACTCAATTTCCTCTATTATTTCAGATGAAGCAACTGTCTCACCAGATCTTTGATTTCTTAATCTTACTTTTGAGAACTGAGTCTTTGTACTATTTGTAAAGGGATTAACTATTTTATTTACAAGCACTTCTCTGCTTTCACCTCTCTGAAGCTCATTTTCTTTTAAATTTGTTAAATCTTGAAGCACATGTCTTTTAACTTTATCTTTAATTCTTTCTGGTTGATAATCAATAACCTCAGCATCGCCCGAAAATATTCCAAAGTTAATTTCAGGTGCAGATACATAACTTCTTAAAAGTTTCGGCATTCCTGGGTGCTTAGGGTTGAGTATGTATCCAGGAATAGTAACAGAAAATGAATGTTTAATGATTCTTTCACTTTCTGTAAATTCATCTAAGTTTGTACCTGAATTTGAAAAAGGCCCAGTAAAAAATGCAACTAATTGATAACCGCCTGCTGTTGTCATAGGTATTTCTTCACCTTGACCAGTAAAATTTAAAAGAAGCGTTTCAATCATTTGATTAGACTGCTTCATATACTGTGTCCAGAAAACAACATCGTATGTAACAGCAACAAACTCTGGGTATGGAATTTCAATAATTTCAAACATATTCCTGCCAAGGTTTTCGCCTAATGATACGCTTGCTACACTTGAAAATCCAATATTTGCTGATGCTCTTCTTGTAGAAACAGAGTCCGGCTTTGCAGAAAAACCAGGTGTTGGTGTGCTTAAAATAAAATTATTTTCAGAAGAAACATTGAGTTGATTTTTAAGTCCTTGTTTGTTTATTATGTTTTGATACTTTCTATCTCTTTCACTCAATCTATACTTTATTACATAGCTTTCTTGCTCTCTAAAAGCAATAGCAGTTTTCTTACCTGCTTGAGCAGGTGAAAAATCTATATTTTGTCGCATAATAGATACAAGAGGTAAGATTAATGTATTTTCACTATCTCTTATGGGATTCTTTCTTCTTGTAAGCGCAAATCTTTCACCGGCAGCGAATATAACAGGCACTTTTTGAAGTGTACCTTTGTGAGAGACTTCAAATGAAATCTTATTATCAAAAAGTTGAAAAATTGCTCTGTCTATGTCTTCTATTCCGATTGAAGGAATGTCAAAATCAACAGGCGCATTGTTCCCATCAAAGCTTTTTATTACTTTTTTACCTTTAGAATCACTATTCATCTCTAATCCTCATCATAAAAAGCTGAGCCTACATTCTGCGGATCACCCTTAGCAGAGACTTCTTTTGGGCCGGTGATCGGAGCATCAAGTACACCATTTTTTTGAAGATCTCTTACATCTCCTGTAATACCTTCACTGTTAGTCTCTGCTCCTCTTTGCTGAACAAACGTCTCTTGTACAGCGTCTGAATCTGAATAGTCTTCTGATGTTGGTCCAAATATCTTTGAAATAAACTGTCCTTTTCTTGACTGCTTTCCAGTAATTGTAATATAAGTTTTATGCTCAATTTGACCAAAAATAACGTCTGAAGCTGGCCCTTTGATTATCTCAAAAAATGTTGTACCGTAAGAAAAAAAGTCGCCCTCAAGCACCTCTATTCCTTTATCAAGTAAGTCTCTTGACTGAACATAGGCTTCTATTGTATAATATTCTTCAGAACCAAATCTATTTGTTCTTATTTCTTGTGGTTGATACTTTACTAAGCAGTCAATCTCAATAGGGTTTTCAAACACCTTATCAGGAGACTCTTCGTACACATCATGAACTTTTGATTTAATCTCACTGATTGGAAAATAGTATATTTTTTGACCAATTACGTCTTTGACTATTTCCTTTGCAATGTCATTAATAAAGTTAATCTCTCTAGGAGTTATAAAAAATCTACCCATAATTTATCCCATTATAATCGCTTTCCCAAGCGGCATTGGAACGTAACGTAACTGTTTATTCATCTGTTCAGCGCGTGTAGACTGTATTTCTATTAACTTGTCATATGTCATTGTTTCAAGCATTTCTTTTAGCTGAGTTTTTAAATTTGTCTGATCTTCTCTTCCTTGTGTTACAAGCTCAGATCCGTTTAAAGTAACATCACCACCAGGTATTGGTATGTTTCCAAACTTAGATCTAATCAAACCTAGCTGTTCTCTACTCAAAGAAAGTGTGTATTGTCTTATACACTGTTTTCC